AATACTAGGGTTTTTGGGGATAAGAACAGAGAGAGATTGATCCCAGGTGCATGATATAATGTATCATAAAGCCCTCAAATCGAGCAATATTGTAAGCAATTCCGACACCAATACTGCCCTAAAAGACTGGAAACGGCAGGAATGAGCCAATCCCTTGTGTAAAGAAACCCGACAGTCTCTAAGCCAGTCTGAGCTAAGTCACTGTTATCATTGGATGCAGACTGTAAGCACCAGACATAGCCGGCATTGTTCTCATTCGTCATGTAACATTGTATCATTAACCTTCGCATCACCAGACCTGGAAGGGCTCATGCTCATGTCATGCCATACCAGGCAGACCGGGCTCATGCTCATGTCATGTCATACCGTACAAGAACAAAGAGAGGACAAACAAGGGGCAAACCGGGGGCAGACTGGGCACAGGCTTGGGGGCAAGAGGGGGGTGGGGGAGGGGTAAAGTAGGGCCCTCTGAACCACGTTATAAGTCGGGGACAGACGCCAATGAAAAATTTCAAAAAATTACACATGTTGAAATAAAGCCCTCAGACAGGCCTTACAGCATCGATAAGGGAAAATGGCCTCGTGATACCTCCTCCTGTACGAAACCTCCTGTACGGCCTTCCTAGAGCATTTTAGAATATAATCATTGACAACAAGAAGGGGCTCCCGGAGGTCGCCCTCGATGACCCTCTATATCCTAGAAGACTTTCTAAGGACAACATACTATAAAACATGATCTACAACCACTATCTTAAACAGACTAGCTGGCGGGGTCTTATCTCAGTCCTATCTCAGTCCTCTATCAACTCCCTCTCTCCTACCAGTCAGTTCTCACCATCACCCCATCCCTCATCCTGTACGGATATTATACCATACTTTTCACTTTTTGTCAAGAACTATTTTTAGCCCCTATTGAAAACAAAGGAAATTATTTTTAGCTTACCACACAATGAAATTATTTCACTTCCTCTGTACGATTTTACTTGACAAAATCATCAAAATGTGGTATAATATGTGTATAGAGTAAGAGAGTTGTGAAGTGATTCGTTTATGTCCCTAGGTGAAAGAATTTCTGATACTGTAGCAAAGGTTGTAGGGTCATGGCGTTTCGTAATTATTCAATCGACTATCCTCATCTTATGGTTACTCTGGAATTCTCTTACGAAGCAGGCACAGTTCGACCCATATCCTTACATCCTACTAAACCTGGTCTTGTCATTCCAAGCCGCCTACACAGCCCCTCTCATCATGATGAGTCAGAACAGGCAGGCAGAAATCGACAGAAAAGTTCTCTTCGGTGATTTCGAGGTAGACCAGAAAGCTCATATCCTCATCACTGAAATCCATCGTACTCTTCATCAAGGGATGACAAACAATGGTCTCGACCTCGACAATGAAACCGGTACGCAAGGAGAACGCAAGGAGCTTGCTCCGTCTTGCTCCGAGTTACAAGGCGGCGATGAAGAAAGATATTCTTCAGGACAAGAAGAAGGGCATCAAGCAGAACTCTCCTCTAGACAAGAAGCTCGACGCCAAGGTCAAAGCCCGCTTTAAGAAATAAGCAAACACAAGGAGCTTGCTCCGAAAGGATCATCTCATGGTTACCATTCTCATCCTGGCAGTTCTTGCCGGAATCGTCTACCTCGTCTATCGAGCTATTCCTACCAAGCAAGAAGTCTATGACGCCGAACAGAAAGAGAAAAATCTCATCTCTGAAGTAGAAACTAAACTCAAAGATGACGTATCCACCTACATCGTGGAAGTTAAGAAGGATATCTAATGGCAGTACGTAACGGTAAGACCTACATGGAGCGTAAAGCTAAGATGCGCAAGGCTACCGTCGACGCCATCGAAGCCAAAGACTCTGAAGCTCTAGGAGCCACCCTCACCGGTCTTCAGAGACAGTTCGCTCGCGAATATATCAAGGATTTCAACGCCTCTCAGGCCATTAAAAGGGCCGGGTATGACACGAAATACCCCGACAAAATGGGGGCTCAAGCCCTCGATAACCCCGCCCTCAGGGCCTACATCGACCTTCTCCTTGTAGAACGGTCTGATCTCATCGATGTCGACGTCAACTACGTCGTAAAGAAAATTACTCGAGCCATCGAACGCTGTGACGCCGCAGGGAAATATAACGAAGTCCTTCGTGGCGCAGAATTGCTTGCAAAGTATCTCGGCATGTTCATCGAGCGTACGGAAATCACCGGCAAAGACGGCGGCCCCATCGAATACGAAAAGGTCAAAGAAGATGCAGATGCTTTTACAAGAGCTATCGCCGGACTTACTCGACGTAACGATACCGGTCCGACAATCAACTAACCTTCTTTGTCTTCTGCATGGATAAAATTTTATGAATACGATGCAGAGCCCTGCCCAACTCTTTGCAGCTCTTCCTGACGAAGAACGAAACAAATATTTAGACTCTCTGACAATCGAACAGAAAGCTAGTTTGAAATATCATTGGCCTTGGTGGGCCCGCCCTAATCAACTACAACCTGCAGGAGACTGGAATACCTGGCTTATCCTTGCAGGTCGTGGCTTCGGAAAGACAAGAACAGGTGCAGAAACAATCAGAGATTGGGTATGTGGAACCACACCCCTTTCAAAAGGGAAGTGCGTTAGAATCGCCCTCATTGGTGAGACTGCCAGCGACAGCCGAGACGTCATGGTCGAGGGTGAGTCGGGACTTTTGGCTATTCATCCCAAAGCCTTCAGGCCTTTGTACGAACCTTCCAAGCGAAGAGTAACCTGGCCTAATGGTGCCATCGCTACTCTCTATAACGCCACCGAACCGGATCAACTCCGTGGACCTCAACACGACGGTGCATGGTGTGACGAACTCGCTAAGTGGCAGTACACCCAAGAGACTTGGGATCAGTTGCAGTTCGGACTCCGTCTGGGCTCTCATCCCCGCTCTGTAGTGACAACCACTCCTCTGCCGAAGCCCCTCATCAAGAAGCTCGTCGCAGACCCTAAGGTTATCACTACGAGGGGGTCGACTCTCCATAACTCTTCGAACATGCCCCAGTCATTCCTTGACGAAATCATGGACAAGTATGGCGGCACTCGGTTGGGTAGGCAAGAGATCGAAGGTGAAATCCTCGAAGACATCCCCGGAGCTCTCTGGACAAGGGAGTCTATTGACAACCACCGTCTCCCAGAAGCTCCCGATCTAGAACGTATCCTCGTAGCTGTCGACCCTGCGACTTCAAGTAACGAAGGGTCTGACGAACACGGCATTGTCGTAGTCGGGTATGCCCGTACAGAAGAGGGTTATGGTCATGCCTATATCCTCGAAGACGGTTCTCTTAGAGGAACTCCAGAAGAGTGGGCTCGACGTGCCGTCCATTTATATCGTAAGTATTCTGCAGATCGTATCGTAGCGGAGAAGAATCAAGGTGGAGAAATGGTCTCGTCAGTCATTCGATCCGTCGACAGGGCAGTACCTGTTACCCTTGTCCATGCCAGTAGAGGCAAATACATCCGTGCAGAACCTGTCTCGGCTTTGTACGAACAAGGTCGGGTACACCATGTCGGCAGATTTGATAAACTCGAAGACCAAATGTGTACCTTCTCAGTGGACAATATTAGAGCTAATGGCTACGGGTCGCCTGACCGCGTTGATGCTCTCGTCTGGGGCCTTTCTGAACTATTTACCAAGATTACAAGCCGCAGAATAAAGGATGAAACTTCATCCTCGCTCCCCGAGATTCAACGGTCTGAGAGGGCGGTTGCCTTCAAACAAACTTCTGAATCCCCTCAAGCCTGGATGGCGTAAGATATGTCTTTTGAATATGACGAAACTGGTTATGAGGATGACACTGATTATCCTCGTAAACCGCAGAAGCAAGCAGACGGCAAAGACGCACAGCAGAACTCCAAGAAGCTTGGCGCTGTACGAACTGTAGATACTCAGGCAACTGACGACTACACCGACACCGTCGACCCCTCTTACGTACCAGAAGGTTTCAAGAGTGTCAACTCTTTCCTGTCTGACATGCGTGAAGAGTACCAGTTCGACTGGGACTTCGACTATGAAAACCGTGAAGACGCCATCGAAGACAAGAAGTTTGCAGCCGGAGAGCAGTGGGACCCTGCAGTACTACAGCTCCGCACCGGACTTCCATGCCTTACTATCAACTCCATACCTCAATTCACTGCCCAAGTGGTCGGGGATTGGCGACAGAACCGGAACGCCGTTGAGGTCGTGCCGAACGACGACGGTACAGAAGACATCGCCGAGATTCGTGGTGACCTGATTCGTTCAATTGAGATGCATTCTCGTGCCTCTCGTGTCTATGACTCCGCCTTCGAGTCTACCATTCAATGTGGTGACGGGGCTTTTCGTATCGCTGTTGAATATGCAAAAGATTCTGTATTCGATCAAGACATTTTTATTCGACCTATCGAAGACGCCCAGTCTGTCGTATGGGATAGAATGTCTATTGACCCCACTGGTCGTGATGCCCGGCATGTTTTCGTAGAAGACAGACTACCGAGGAAAGAGTTCGAAAGGAAGTGGCCAGGTCAAGACCCTTGGCATCTCAACGAACGCTTCTCTGCTCTCCTCCGTGCAGGCCGTTGGTACGACGACCAGTCTGTAAAGATTGTCGAATACTGGCGGATGATTGAACGGAACCGATTGCTCGGTCTATTCGAAGACGGCTCTGTACACATCATGGAAGGAGACGATCTCGAAGAGATTCTCCAGGCTCATGGCAGCCCTATCAAGACAAGGATCAGTCCTTGCCTGTACGCCCAGATGCACCTCTGCACCGGCAACGCCATTCTCTCAGGACCATACGAGTATAAGCTCAATCGTGTCCCTATTATCCGTATCTCAGGGCGAGTAGTGTCGATCACTCACCGTCGTGTACGATATGGCATGGTTCGGTTCATGAAAGACCCTGCCCGTATGAGGAACTTCTGGCGGTCGATTGCTACTGAACAACTGGGGTATGCCCCTAAGGCTCAGTGGATTGCCACAGAAAGTTCAGTGACAGGTCGTGAAGATCAGATGCGGAAGGCTCACCTTACTCGTGATCCTCTCCTGATTGTTAACGACGAGGCAATAATCGATCAGACGATCAAAAGGATCGAACCTCCTACTCCTCAGATGGCGCTGCTCAACGAAAGCCAGCTCCTTGTGCAGGATATGAAGGATGTCTCTGGTATGCAGGACGCCTCTCTTGGTGTTCCTAGCAATGAGACAAGTGGTCGTGCCATCATCGCCCGTCAAAGGGAAGGTGACGTAGGTCAACTGACGTTCCATGACAACGGCAACGCCGCCATCCTTGAAGGTGGTGACGTCATCAACCAATTGATTGGACAAATCTATGACGGTACACGTACGGTCCGACTGGTCGGTAAAGACGAGTCTCTCAGACTTGTCAAAATCAACGATCCCATGGACCCCAACTCCCCGAACCTTGCCGTAGGAAGCTACGACACAGCTCTTCAAACTGGTCCGAGTTACACCACTCGTAGGGTGGAAGCCGCTCAGGCAATGATGGAAGCTGTCCAGGTATGGCCGCAATTGATCCAAGTCGCCGGTGACGTAATTGCCAAGGCACAAGATTGGCCGGGTGCAGACGTCCTCGCAGACCGTTTGATGAAGACTATTCCTCCTCAATACCTGTCTCCAGAAGAGCAACAGAAGTTGAAGGATGAAGGTGGCGGTCAACCCCAGGGTCCGACACCGGAACAAATCCAGGAAATCCAACAGCAGATGCAGAAACTCCAGCAGGAGAATCAGCAACTGACTCAGAGGAACCAAGTCCTTGAAGTGAAGTACGACGTCCACCAGAAGCAGATCATGATCGATGCCTACAGGGCGGAGACTGAAAGGCAGAAGGTTGATGCCGAGACACATCACAAGCAAGAACAACTCGAAATGAACGGCTTGACTACTGTAGCACAACTCCATCAAGGAGACGCTCAACAGAAGACAAAGCAAGATCATGAGTTGGACTTGCAGGACTTGACACAGTATTATCAAGAGAAGCAACTCGTAAAGAAAGCAATGCTTGATAGGGCGGCAGATAAAACTCCCGCCACTGATACTGTTCAACAAGGTGTTTAACTATTCTTTTTACTTCGTACCTAAGGGGACCCGCCACCCCCTTAGATCGTACGCAAACAGTGGCTATCGGTTAAGGAACCGCAATCAGTATGACTGACAATACCTTCGTCGCTCCAGACACAGATGACCTCGATGCATTCTCCTCTCTTATGTTTGGCTCGGCCAAGCCTGCAGAAGTTGTAGAAGAACCAACTCCAGATCATGACGACCAGGACGATGTCCTTGAAAATACACATGAAGATACTGCTGACGCCGTCGATGATGCCGACGCCCAAGACCCAGACCTCGAAGATCAGGAACCTGAACCGGCCCCGCAGCCGAAGAAGAAGACTGCTCAAGAGCGCATCAATGAACTGACTGCAAAGCAGCGTGAAGCTGAACGTCAGGTCGAAGCAGAACGTGCCGATAAGCTCGCTCTCCAGACTCGACTTGCCGAACTCGAAGCACGTGCCAAAGCTGAAACTCCCAAGCCAGTAGAAAACAACGAAGGCCCTTCGCCGACTGCCGTGAATGAAGACGGCTCGCTGAAGTATCCTCTCGGTGAATTCGATCCCACCTATATCGCCGACTTGACTGTATTTACAATCGACAAGGTCACCAAGGAACGGGAAGCAGAAGCCGCACAGGCCGCTGCACAGAAGGCTGCTCAGGATCATCTCACCCAACTTAATCAAGGTTGGCAGAATAAGATCGCTGAGACGGAGAAGACAATCCCTGATTTCCGTGCCAAAGGTCAAGAACTCGTTGGTGCGTTCTCGAACATTGCTCCCGACTACGGCGAGTTTTTGGCTCAGACAATCATGGGTTTGGATGCCGGTCCAGAAGTTCTGTATCACCTTGCTAATCATATCGATGAAGCACAGGCGATTGTCAGCAAAGGTCCTCTCGGTGCTGCTATTGCTCTTGGTCGGCTTGAGGCCCGATTTGCCAAGAGTGAAGAACAACCTAAACCCCGCGTGTCTGCGGCCCCTAAACCTGCTCCTAGTACCGCTCGCGGTGTAGCAGTTGGTGGTGAGGTCAAAGGCGATACTGATGATCTCGATGCTTTCAGTGCTGCATTTTTCGCCACTAGAAAGCGAAAATAGTACTTACTGTACGAAAAATAAGGACCTTAACTAATGGCTGTTTCTGTAACTGTCGACCAGGCAAAGCTGGTATTGAATGCCTTTGCAGCTACTTTTCAGAATAACCTCATCTCTGCCGATGCCGTCACCTGGAAACAGTTTGACGGAGAAATGGATGACCGTAACAAGTTGACTGTCACTGAACAGGTCGGCCCTCGGTATGTCGTGACTCAGACTGTCAACGGCGTCCAGGACTTGACTGGTGGTGTACAGGCGACTGCGTTTGGTTCGGAGCAGTTTACTGTCAACCGTACCTTTGGTGCCAGCATGGGTTGGGGTGACTTCCAGAAAATCCAGAGCATCGGTGCAGCTCGTGAGAGTGAAGCTCTGAAGAATGCCGCCACTAACTTGGCGGAACAGATCGACGCCTACATCATGAAGACTGCAGTCCTTGCAAGTAACCAATGGCTTGGTAACCCTGCCAATGGTATCAACACTTGGGATGACTGGGCACAGGCTTATACACGTCTGAAAGAAGTTGGCGCAGGTGATGAAGACCTTCGTGCCATCCTCTCGTACAAAGACCGTGAAACCCTCGGTTCGTACATCCTCACGCTGCGTTCGGACGACCTCGTTGACGGTGCTTTCCGTAAAGGATTCTCTGGCGAACTCGACGGCACCCCCGTCATGTTCACTCAGCAGCTCCCTATCCTGACGACCGGTACTCGTAGCGCAACTGCAGGTACTGTCAACGGAGGAGCCCAGAACGTAAACTACCAAGACGTCTCCGTCTCTCCTGGCCCTGGTCTGTACATGAGCCAGACGTTCTCGATTGCGGGTCTTGCTGCTGGTGCAACTATTGCTGCCGGTGAAACCTTCAACATTGCCAACGTCTATGGCTGGGACAACCGTGCCCAGGCTGCTAACGACTGGTTGCAGGAGTTCACTGTCATCAATGCCGCAACGGCAAACGGTTCTGGTGTGGCTACTGTCACTATCTTCCCTGCCCTTATTGTTCCTGGTACGGCAGATGAAAGCGGTACTACGACTGTAAATACTGCCAACGGCACCGTCAATTCGATTCCTGCTGCCGGGGCTGCGATTACGTTCACTGGTGCTCCTAGCACTAACTACCGTGCTCGTGCCTATATGCAGAAGTCGGCTATCGTAGTCAACACCGTCCCTCTGACGATGCCTGCGGTTGGTAAGGCGCTGATGAAGTCGCTCACCAAAGTTCCGATTTCTGTCCGTATGTGGCAGTGGTCGAACTTCCAGACCGGTGAACATGACGTTCGTTTCGATGTCGCCTTGACGGCTAACATTCGCGACCGTCGTCGGATCATCCGCGTCAACGGCAACTAAGACTTTCTGGCGAAAGCCGGTTAGTAAATATGGCCCAGTCTTCTGTCTATGGCACGGCTGGGCCTTTTTTTCATTAATAAGGAATCACGATGGGTCACGTAACTCTCCGGTATACTCCGGTCCCGGTAGGTGTAAATGGCACCGTATCTTCCAAGACTGCCAACTCTATCGGAGGTTTTCTTGCCTTGACTGCTGGTACGATTACTCTCTCGAATAACAACGTCGTACAGTCAGTGTCAGAACCTCTCATTATCTTTTCGGCATTTCCTGTAGTTGCAGGGACGTGGTATACCCTGCCATTCGTCACACAAGGTGGATATACTCTTACGGCTGCTGGCGGCGCTTCTGGTGTTCTTGCAGTAGGCTAACTGCAGGGTAAACCCATTAACACTAAGGATTATCATGGGCACTCCAGTTACAACAATCATCAATGATGCCTACCGTGAAAGTAACCTTACGGGACTGGGTGGCACGCCTACGACTGCTGAGCAGGCCGAAGCCCTCACTCTTCTTAACAGATTCATCGATTCCCTTTGGGGAGCTGAGATGGGTGAAAACCTAATCAACATCCCTTTCGGTTTGAACAATGTCGAGACAGTCGGGATCATCCCTCTGTACTACAACGACATCATGAATACCTTCGTACCAATTAATACAAGACTTTTGTGCAACCTCACCGGAGCCGAGACGGTTAATATGCCTCCTCAGCCTAACGACGGTTCTCGTATGGCGTTTGTAGACGTCTCTGGCAACTTCCAGACATACCCTCTGACAGTCTTAGGTAACGGGCGAAACATCCAAGGCAATCCTTCAATTACTCTATCAACTAACAACTACAACCAAGTCTTCTTCTACCGTGCCGACCTTGCCAACTGGGAACAGGTCAACGACCTCGGGTTGACGGACGGCTCTCCTTTCCCAGAAGAGTTCGACGAATTCCTTATTATAGGATTGGCAGATCGTATCAATGTCCGTAACGGCGTCACGATGGCAGGAGAGTCCGTACAGAGATTTAAGAGGTTGAAGGGCCAGTTCTATTCTCGCTACGCCCAGATCACTCAGGTGCCTGTCGAGATCGGTCTACAACGTCTGCCTTCTAACAAGGCTTATAGAAATTTCGATGCATACACTTGGGGAAGTTTCCAGCGTGGCATCCCTTGGTGGTAAAGCTCCTGAGCGGAGCGAGGATAAGGAATAAATCATGGTAGATATTCCATTTGTAACTGGCGACTATTATAGGTCTGTGGCAGATTCGCCAAGTGCCTACGTACGCAACAGGTTCATGGAAGAAAACCCTGCCCTCAACGACAACAAGACTTCTTTTATAGCTCGCCCCGGTCTTCAGAAATTTGTAGAAATAGGGACCGGACCTATACGGAGGGTGTACACCTGCGAAGGTACGTTCAACTCTGATATATTCGTCGTCTCTGGTCTATTCCTTTGGAGACTGAAGACTGACGGTACATTCCATCAGATCGGACAGATCAGTCAGACGATTACAGACGCCGTCTCCATGGCTGCTACTGCTCCTCTCGGAAGCACTCCTGACTTCTTGTACATCGCTGATGGAGGTCTTCTTTGGTTCTATACCGATAACGCCCAAGCAACTGCTGATCTTAACGCCTCTGGTTTGATTGCTTCTGGGTATACGGTAAAAATCGATACCACCTATTACCAATGGACAAGTGGTTCTGTCGATGCAGGAAGCCCTGCCGGTACGAGTGCTAGCCCTTGGTTGGTGAAACTTGGTCTTACAAGTGCTCAAAGCCTCACCGAACTTTTCTACGCCATCAACGCCTCTGGAACTGCCGGTACGGATTACTCCACTGCCCTTCAGGCAAACCCAACTTGTACTGCGTACAACTCTGACACCACCGATCTATTTGTACAGTATAACACTTTTGGTGCCACGGGTGATGCCGTCTCTACTACTGTTGTCACAGGAGCTAATATCTCTTGGGTTAACGGAGCTACGATGACTGGAGGAGGGGGAGAAGAACTTCGTCAAGTACAAGTCCCTGACGAT